CTCCGGTGCAACACGGCGATCGACGGCGCGAGAAACCCCATGACGACTAGGCGAGCAGCTCCTCGGTGTTGCCGATCGCGTCGGTAGCGATGATCTCAACGCCGAACGCTTCCATCGGGAACGGCGCCGGCGAGCCGGTCGTCGTGGTCGCGGTGCGCGAATCTTGCAGTTGCTTGCGGCTCCTTCGGCTCATCAGCAAATGCGTCGGACCGAACCCGATCGGGAACCGCGACAGCAGGTCGGCGATCAAGTCGTCGGTGAGCGGTGCGGCGACGGTCAAATTCGCGATGCGGCCGATGTCGTAGGCGCTGCCAACCTGCAGACCCAGCCAGGTGCAACCAGGCGTGAAATACGCGGGGAAGGTTTTGTTGTCAGTGCCGGGGTTGACGACGCTTTGGATGATCGACGTCTCTTCGAGCTCGAACGCGGGCGAATCGCCCTTGTAGACGCCGCAGACGCCGTCGCGACTTAGCCGGACGGCCCAGACGCTGGAGGCCGTGTCGGCCGTATTGCCGGCGGCGTTGACGACCATCGCATCGGCGATGGCGTTGACCGTGCCGGCGTCGCGGAAGCCCGTAAACCCGGCCGCGTCGCCGCTGGCGCCGGCGCTGTCGCTGGCGCCGACGATGCCGTTGATGACTTGTTTCTCGAACTTCAGCAGCGCCGCGCGCAGGTGGCGGGCGCCTTCGCGCGCGATGAAGTCTTCGCGACCGCGGCGCCAGGCGTTGGCGACTGCCACGTCGACCATCCAGGAGAAATCGAGCACCTTCAGGTCGATCGACACGGCGGTGTCGTCGCTGGAATCCATATCCCGGCCCGCATTGGGCGAGCGGAAGCCGACGACCGGCGCGCCGGTCTCCTTGACGTATTTGTGCGTCGTCCCGTTACTGGACGGCTCCATCAGCAGCGCACCGATAAACGGCGAGCTGCGGAGCAGGTCGGAGACTTCGATGTCGGCGAGGTCGAGGGCGTCGCCGATCAGGTCGGCAATCGCATGCAAGTCGTCGGCCATGGGTGGCTTTCCTTAGAGCGTGGTATTGAGGGCGTGATATTCAGCGGGAGGGGGACGCGGCGGCTATCTCGCGGAGTGACCGGCGAAACGGATTTTGCCGGCGAGTCCGGCGGGCGTGCTTTGGCCGGCGGCGCTGAAAGCTGCCGGGGTCTGTTCGCCAGTGGGCCTTGTCCCGTTCTTGCCGGCGAGCTCCTTGCGGAGCTTCTCGTTGTCGGCCTGCAGCTCTTTGACGTGCCGCTCGTTGGCCTGTTCGAAGGTCAGGCCTTCGGCGAACCATACGGGGCCCTGGGCGCCGAACTTCTCCTGGAACTTCTTCGCTTCGTCGCGGCCGGCCTGGAGCGCGTCGGCCGGCTGGTCGGAGGGCGCCGGGTCGTCGGCCGCGGGCGCGTCGCCGGAGTTCTCCGACGCCGACTCGGGAGCGGCGCCATCAGTGGCCGGAGCGCTCGCGGGCGCTTCGGTCTGTTGCGCATCGGAGAGGGCCGTCCCCTTGTCGGCGTCGGATTTGGTCAGGTTCTTTTTCATGGGATCCTCAGTAAGGGCGGTAAATTTAACGGGATCGGCGTTCGATCGTTTGAACGCGCTTTCGGTGTTCATGTCGGCGCCGTAGGGGCAGACGGCGACGCCGCGGAGCGGCCACTCGCGGACGATCGTCGCCGGGCCTTCCAACTGGTAGCCGTTGACGTCGGCGACTTGCCCTTCGCCCAAGAATTCGACTTTGATGCCGTCGCCGCCGAAATAGATCGATGCTTCGTACGGCACGCCGCCGGCGGCGAGCGCGACAAGCTCGGCGGTGCGATCGCCAGGCTGGCCGGTCGGTACCAACGCCCCTTCGACGAAGAGGCCTTTGTCGCTGGCGTCGAATTTGTCGAGATAACCGATCGGCTGCCAGTGCTCGTAATCGACTGGCAGGCGCTCCTTGTGGAGTTTCATGCCGGCCATGTCGTGAACGATCAGGCCCCACCAAGGGTTTTCAATCGGTTGGGCCGAACGCGCGAGCATTTTGATCGGCACGGTTTTGCCGGGTTCGGCCGCGGCGGCGGCGAAAGTGACTTCGCCGCCGGCGAGTCGGCAGGCTTCGGCGGGCGCTTCGTTTTTGGTGCGATCAATTTTGGTGCGATCAATCGACATTGCCGGCTCCTACGGTGATTTCAGGCGCGAACGCGGAGCTATCGGCGTAGACCAGTTTGACGCCCTCGTCTTCGGCGAACTTTTGGGCGGCCGCGATCTCGCGGATGTTTTGCTCGAAGCTGGTACCGGTTTCGCGGCAGACGCGCTGCGGCGACGTGAAGCCGGCGGCGACGCTCATGGCGGCGCCGCGGACTTCCTTGGTTGGATCCCACCACGGCACGCCGCCGGGAACGTATTCAAACCCGTTGGCGACGATCCACTCGATGCCTTTGCCGCTGGGCAATTGGAGCTCGCCGTCTTCGATGGCGACCCACACGCGCCAGGCCGTCCACTCGTTGAGAAAGTCCTGTAGGTCCAGAACTTTCTGATGGCAGGCGTGCAAATACTGCATCAGCCCGCCGCGGCTGCCGTAGAAGTTGGTAAAGGACTCGTCAAAGAAACTGAACGGAATGTCGAGCGACCTCAGCACGATCATGATGATCAACTTGAGAAACGCGACCGTCTCGGTGCTCGGCGTGCGGGCTTCCAGGAATTCGGCGCGCTCGCCGGCGTCGAGCTCCATGACGAACGGACCGCGGTTGAGATTGACGCGCGGCCCGCTATCGGCGACGCCGTCGCCGTCGGCGTCTTCGCTATTAGCCGCCGGCAACGCGTTGCTTTGCCCTTCGGTAAAAATGGAAAGGCCGAACATCTGCGAGACTTTTACTTTCGCCAGCGCATACTCGAAGCCTTCCTGGGAATCGCGGAACTGGTTGAGCGAAGCGGTAATCGGCGAAATGCCGCGGAGCTGGTCGTTGCGGAATTCGTAAGCTGCGTGCAGCAGCATATTCTCGGCGGCGATCGACCGGACGTATTCTTTGGACGTCCGGCCGCGACGGCGGAGCAAGCCGTACTCAAGGGTGCGGCCGGTTTGCGGATCGTAATGGATTCCGTTCATCCATTCGGAGGGCTGGAACCCTTTGGGGACGTTGCCTTTGGGGGTGCCGATGCAGTCGCCTTCGATGACTTGGATTCGGCCGCGACGTGGATCTCCGACCGGCGGCAAGAGCTTCATCCAACCGACGTCGCCGTCGACGGTCTTGCCGGCTTCGGCGAGCCGGATCCGGCGGCGGAGCGGATGACGGGCGGCAACGTCGAAGTTTTCTTTCTTCGATACGATCGCGTGCCAGTCTTCGAAGTCCTTGTTAAAGCCGGCGTCTTCGGTCTTGGCTTGGAAGGTGAAGTCGGCGACGTAGTCCAAATGCTTGCGGACCGCCCAGCTCGCGATCGCCCAGTTGCGGACCAAATCGCGCGACGTGGCCGACAGGATTTTCCGCCGGCGTTCGTCGGCGTGAACGTCTTCGTGCGACGTGGTCGACATCGGCGCCCGCCGGCGGCCGGTGGCCTCGGTCGCATCGTAACCAGGTCCGGCCTGCGAGAACGCCGTCTCGCGGATGCCGCCGCTCATGGTGTCGCACTCGAAGTTCACCAACAGTTGCCTAAATCGAGGGTGCTGATGCGGTGTTTTTTTCCGGCCTGGTAGGCGGGGTCTTCGGCGATGAGCTGCCTGAGCTCGGCTCGCAGCGAGTCGTGATCCAGCGTCGTGCTGGCGCCGTCGGCCGACACGCTTTTCACGCCGCTGGCGAGGATCTCGCGGATCTGCTCGATGCGGGTTTGGTTATCGGCCATGGCGTCGGCTGTGAGAGAAAACCCGCGCTTGAAGGTGTGCTGCCTCCAAGCGCGGGCTCGGTCGCGTCAGCGGGCGTCCCCGGCTCGCTTGAATAGCTGATCCTACGGCGGCAGCCGCCGCGGCCGCGCGTTGAAGAATGCGCAAATAATTCGGAACGAATTATTTTCTTGGAAAATAGAAGCGGACCTTCACGCGTTGGCCG